CAATGGCTGCCCTGTCTACCCACCGAGTCTTTGACTTATTACCATCACAAGAAAGGGAATTTGCCGCTCACTTATTGAAACGTTACCTAGATAACTTCCGCGTCTCTGATGGCTATCTCCTTCCAATTCCAGCTGTCTCATGCCATGAGACTGTACCACCGCACAACTTCTCACAGGCGGTACAGTTGGTTGCGTGTGCAGATGATCGAGATGGTCCTGAGGTGAGAGATACTATAATCCAGAATCAACAGCATAACGTTGACCTAGCTGAAACTACAGAACCTTCAACCTCACATGTGGCTAATGTAGAATTTGGGGTGCTCCCTTATTTCTACGACGAGTGTCACACGTATCCAGACCTGACGGAGCGGTGGGTGCGTTTTACTGATTTTCAGTGGACTACGAATCAAGCGGCAGGTTCAGTGCTATTCCGGTATGATTTACCCTTAGATGCTATTCTTAATACGCAGAATACCCCGAATGCCCTGCCATGGCGCCAACATGCATTCTTCCGTAGTGATATGGAAGTCATGCTACAGATAAATTCACAACCAGCACAATCAGGCATAATAGTAATGGGCACAATGTATAACGCATCTGAACTTACTGGAGCTAGCGCCAGGGTTACTGATGTTGCCCACGTCATGCAGATGCCACATATTGAGCTGCAAGCTGGGGCTTCAAATTCAGGTATACTTAAGATACCCTGGATGCGCCACTTTCCTATTTCCCCAACTTTAGATTCGAACTGGGACTATCCCTTGTACTACCATACACTCTTCATAGCCGTTCTTGCTCCACTAAGAACTGGGGCCGATGGACCAATTACGGCCGACCTTGTACTTCAAGTTAGATTCCCAAATCTTGAATTTTATGGAATGCGTAATACAGTGGAAGTAGTATCTCCAACCTTCTTAACCGCAACAGCATGGGAACGTGACCTTACTGAGGAAGGGGTGGAACCAAATCCAGGCCCCATCTTTGGTACTGCACTAGCCGTACTTGGAGGAATTAAAACTGCGGCTTCTACTATTTCCAGTGTTGCGGGCACGGTATCGAACATTGCTAGTAGTATAGGCAGTTTTGGTTCAAAGGCTAAGAATGTTGTTGACAGCACCGAGGGTCTACTTCGTAAGGTCCATCCAAAGCAAGATATGGATCGGCCTCAAGACATCCGTGAACCAGTTAATATGTATCTCCAACAAAATACTAGCTTGGCCCTAGCTAGTGGTGTCAACAAATTAAAACTGTTGCAGTTACAGGCTGAGAATTCTGTCACTCACCCTCCAGCCTTCGTCCCTTCTGATGAACAGTTTAACAGTGCCTTTGTTACACAGGTCTTCGGGCAAGTTGATCTAGTTCAGTGGTCCACCAACCAAGTGAGGGGAACTCGGTTATTTAATTGGCCGGTTACTCCCATAAATGGAAAAGTTATAAATAGTTCTGTATCTACAGCAGCACGATTTATCCCAACACCCATGGGGGCCATATCTTCGTATTATTCTGGGTATCATGGTAATATGTTAATGCGCCTTACCTTTGCAATTTCAAAGTTCCATTCGGGGAGAGTTTATATAGTGTATTCACCTGATCAAAATCCGAATCCGGATAATGTGGGTGCACTATATGCTACTCTACTTGATGTTCAAGATCAGAGTCAGTATACCTTCGTAGTTCCTTATCAAGTACCTTCAACCTTTGCACCAATATACGCTGACCCTCGTGGGTTCACTGTTGCAGACAACTCAGATATCCTGACTGGCTTGCCCTACTATGGATATGTTAGCATCTATGTGGAGAATGAGCTTAAGGTTATGGAGACTGCTAGCTCTACTATAGACATTGTGGTAGAGCTTGCAGGAGCTCCAGATTTTGCGCTGCAGTTGCCTTGTGGATCCCCCCTACGTAATCTACCCAGTGTCGTCCCAACAACCCTAGAGGCTACGGGAATGGAAGGGGAGCCAGTTGAACAACAAGTGGACCAAGGGGACGAGCGAACTAAGGTTATGGATGCTTCCACTCCTCTACGGGTAACCTATCCAGCATGGGCACTGAATCTTAATGAAACATATGACATCCGTGACGTAGTCAAGCGCTACATCACTTGGTTCTCAAGGGACACCCTCTCTAGTAACACCCGTGCTGAAACTTTACAATTTTTCCAGGTTTCCGTGTATCATTCTCCACTCTCCTCAATTAACTTGAACACACCCATTACTAATCCAACTTGGACACGATCGGAAGCCGGTGATTTAGCCGCTATATTGAGCTCTTCGCAGATGATAGCG